AAAGCTGTTACCAAAAATTGTCCTCCATGGGACAAAGTTGCTGGGGGCACGATCGATATAACAGACCATGCCATTAGCCGATACAGAACAGCTCCTATGGTTGACGAAAGGCTCAATCCAGAAGAGGGGGCCTACTGCACCTTCCATGAAGGTACCTACTGGCCAACGACCCGGGAACCTTGCTTCTACCTCGGCAGCGATTACGTCCATCGGGATCTCGATGTCTCCCGAGTCGATCTGTACCCGGCTGGCTGCTTCCATCATGCACAGGGCGATCAAAGAATCAGGTATTGGAACTGCACCAGTAACTTGTTGCCAGTTGGTTCCCATCTCGAAGTATTGGGTATCCTTCCAGCTAGACTCGTCGAATCCGGGGAGGGCACTTGAGACTTTAACCTTCTCGTTTAGTACCTTGAGGAACGCCTGAGTGAGGTCTGGATTGGATACGTTGACCGGGTTCTCGAAAGGAAACACCAGACGGCATTTACCCTGAGTAAAACTGTCTATGACCCAAGTAGGTAGATGAGCGCAGCTTGTGGGTAACTGCTGGATCATGCTCTTGGCATTTGGATTGTCATAATCCGCAATGATTCCGTGCATCAACCTAGGTGGGTTTTGGGATACCACACGACCCTGCGGGTTAAGTCCTTCCCAAGCTGAGATAAAATTTGAGTTGGTTGCCGCCGACCTGCACCAGTCGTTGTACTGGGCCTTCCCAGCTAAACTAGGGCGGGGGTTCGGAGTTGTGCTGAGTATAACGTCATCCGTTATAGCGGCGGTATGACTTACGAGATTTGGTAGGGAGAACAGCTTCATTTTTTGTAGACTTTTGAGATGGAACCTTCGGCGGAGAGTGGGAGTCCTTCGGCCCAATCTGGAGCCGTGGACATGATGGAAATGATTTGATTGAGCTTCTCTTGAGCCGATTCTTCGGGCACAAGACAGACAGCTTCGTCATGCACTCGCATGATGACGGGGATACTGGCTTTCTCGATTTCAGCACACTGGTGCATGAAAACTTCTCTTGCGGTACTTTGGACTAGGTTTTCACAAAGTACGCCTCCCCAAAATCCCAGCGGAATGAGCTTACCCTGACGTGAGATCGCAGCCATGAGCTTGTCACCTTCCTTTGTGACGTAGCGGTAATTCATTACCCGACCGGAAGGTAGCTCTAGCTTGAAGACTCGCTCCGGAACTCTGAGTGCTGAATCCATAGCAGACTCCAGACGTCTCCACAGGTCAGTTACCTTTGGGTTTTTGTTTCGGTAAAGAGCTGTAAGTCGCTTTGCTTCGCCCTCACGTACGTTCGCTACATCCTTAAACTTCTTGGCACCCATTCCGTAACCTAGCCCGAGTGCCAACTGCTTCATCATGTGACGCACATCCGGGGCAACTTTCTTCATGGAACCTTCTTCGTTCCAAATTCTCCAAGCTCTCGCTTGTGCTTCGTACAGATCTGGTATTTTCCTGATGTACTCTAGTGTCTGCTCATCGCCAGCCAGCCAGTGCAGGCAGCGTGGCTCGATCTGTGAAAGGTCGACAATAGCCAATGTATATCCCTCAGGTGCCTTGATCTTGGATCTGACGTCTACGCCAGCAACCAATCCTTTAGGAAGATTTTGTAAATTGAGCCCGGTGTCTCCTGAATCCCTGCCTGTATGGGCTCCGAAGTATTTTAACCCGTATGGCATCCAACCATCAGGGCGCATCCGTGTACGCATTGATTTTAGCGTGGCGAGATGCTTGGTAGCCCTTCTGTAATCCCTGACTGCACGTACCCAAGGGTATTTCTCGGCGTACTTCTCAAAGAACTCCTCAGCTTCTGGGTCATCCTTGGCAAATGAGGCAGGTGCAACCATCCCGTGCTTCAAGCACTCTTCTCGGATGGCGATTGGCGACAAGATAGCCATAGTCTCTCCCTTTTTGGCCTTGGAGGAGTCCCTGTGAGGCTCATCCTTCCACGGGATGCCCTGTTCTAGCTGCCAGAGGTCGGTTTCGAGCTTTATAATGTCTTTTTCGAGTCCTTCAGCGTCGATCGGAACCCCTCTGAAGCACATTTGACGGGTAATTTGACTGATTTCACGCTCGTGGTTTGGCCACTTGTGAGCATGCTGAAGCCATATATTTAGGCAGTTTTCGGCGTCTTTTAGGGCATATTCCTCCACTTCACGCCTAAAATCAGGCGTCATAGACTCCCACTTCTTACCTATCATCTTGTCACGGACATCTTTGGAAATCTCCATTCCAAGCAGGTACTTACTGGCCTCTTTGAGCGACCTTGGGTATCCGAGGAATGCAGTTAAATCAGCCGAGTCAAACCACTCTGCAATTTCGGTGACCGATTCGGTATTTCCGATACCAAGTTCCTGAAGCCGCATGAAGACAGGCCAGTCAAACCCCGTGTTGTGGGAGACCCAGCTCCAATCAGGGCCTGCAATTTGGCTCCAGTCGAAATCTTTTGGGTGGCCGACAAACTTGATGCCGGTATCGGTTGCAACGCTGACGAGATAGATCTCGGCTGCTTGTAAATAGTGGTGAACACCGAGAGTGGTAATACTGACTTCCCTGTCATAGTAAGTCTCGAAATCTACGGCTGCTGTTGACATTTGTTTTTAGAGAAAAATGAGGAACTCTTGGTAGTGTTCACCTAGAGGACAATGTAAAAGCCGGACCATCGTAAGTGCGGCGATCTTAAACCTCGGCCCGGGGTTCTCCCCCGGTTCCTAGTCCACCAAGAGTTCCAAATTGATTAGAAGTTTTTCAATCCCACCAAGAACTCAGCCTTGTCTGGATCGTTGTACTTCTTAGGCATTCCCGAAACGGGCACGTACCAGCTATTGGCGGCGTTCTTCTTCAGCTCGCTCTTGATGTGATACTCACCCAAGTGGAGTCCCGCTTTCAGCGTGTACACGCTGTCGGTGAAGATGCGCTTTGCCAGCGATGTATAAGCCGATGAGGCTACCGTGTAGACGGCTACGGCATAATGCTCGTCCTTGTACTGGAATGGGAATAGCTCAAGATCACCTTCGCCGGTATTTTCTGGAGCCTTGATAGCCAGAAGGAGATCAGCTACGGGCTGGAAGTAAGGCTTGTCGTTAACACCCCAAGTGGTTGTTCCTCCTAGGTTACGAACTTCCTCTTCAGAGTTTGCACGACGACCGAACTCATCGCTCCCGTATTCAACCTTCTCTTGGTAGTACTTGGAGTGTCCGAGGACGATCGCCACGAACTCATCACCGGGCTTTGCCAGTACAACCTGCTTCTCAAAAAGGAAACTTCCGGGAGGGAAGTCATCACAAAGTTTTCCCGACTTCTGAACGAGATTGACTCGAGGAAGTAGAATGTCTTCCCGGCTGATATTGGACTCGTTCTGGAACGAAGGAGTGGCAACCGCTACCTGCTGGTTAGAAGTAGTCGCTACTTCAAGTGTAACTTCGGTTGGGGTTTCGTTCTTAGGGGTTTCGACTTTAGAGCCCGCTTTGGGGTTAAAGGTTATAGCTGCCATAATTTTAGTGTGTTAGTTTGGTTGGGTGGTGGTGTATTAAACCTATTAAGCCTTGATTGGCTTTAGCAGGTGTACGACGCCCTCCTCACGGAGAGCACCGCTCTGTTTCAGAACGTCCTCTAGATGCTGTTTGGCTTCCGCCTTGTGGCCTCTAGGAGCACGTTCCGCAACAAATTTTTCAAGCTCGGGTACACTGACCCGGCTGCAAGCCAGTAAAAATTCTTCAATGGATACCATCTCTTTTACAGCCTCATAACCAAGCAAGGGGTTATCTACGGTTCTGGCTGTCCGTCTCTGATCAAGTTTATATCCGGCAATCTCAGATCCATCCTCGATAGCCTGACGAAGAAGTTCTTTCTTTGTTTCACTAGCCCATCCGTCCATGAGATTGGCCAACTTGTTGAGTTGTCCTTTCTCTTCTGGTGATCCATCCAGTGAAAGAGAAGCTGGTACAGGGAATCCAGCCTTCTGGCTGATTACCAAAGCCTTCTCTGCTAGTGCCTTACAGCGTCCCTGAGATGCACAATAGTCGCAGGTACCCTCTGAGGGGTTAAATTCTTCTGCCAACTTAGCCCGTGCAATAATGGTAGAAAGACGGAGACGTATTTTAGGTACGTCCGACCTATTATAAACTGCACAGGAGATCTCCTGCCTGCGTGGCAATACTAGGTAGAAAGCCAGCTCAGTGATGTCGGGGAACTTTTGAAAGACTCCGAGCGTGTACGCTTGGACTTGTGCGTTTTCTTCTGCATCCTCGACTCCATTATAGCCTGTCTTCCAGTCATACATAACAGCCGTATTGTCGGAATACAGATCAAGTAGGTCACTCGTTCCAAAAGTGCTATGATCGCCCATTCGCATTGTAAGAGAGATTTCTTGATGAGAAGCCACGAGATTTGCAGACCCACCTTTCTCTCTTCGGGTGTGAGCCAGAAAAGCGAGGCACCACTCAGCGAGGGATCTTTCAACTTCGTCTGCGAGGAGAAAAGGTTCTTCTTTTTCAATCGCTTCGTGGATACGTGTTCCGGCTTCAGCGATTGGGTTCGACCCTGACCTGCCACGAAAAGAGGGACAGATTTCAAAATGCTTGAGGGATGATGGGCTAAATTCGGCATGGGGACGGGTCGAGGAATCCTTGTGGGTTACGATTTGAGTCATGATTTAAGGTTTTGGTAATGTCTTGGTAGTGGTCTGGTATATTACACCTGAAAACCCGGCGAGCAAGATATTTCATTTAGAGTCTTAAGATTTTTAATTTTCTTGACTACGGATTGCTGAACTTTTTCTTCCACAGTCCCAGCGGCGAATAAAATGCGTTGCATGGATGGCGTCTTACCACCGGCTCGATGCACACGACCAATGACTTGAATGATGTCTTTCTCATTCCAACTTGGACTTATAATCGCAGCACGTGGATGTTTACCCGTGACATCATGAAGGCTGATTCCAACGCCTCCTGCGGCTAGCTGGCAAAGGATGACACGGGAATCGTCATTTTGAAAAGTATCTATATTCAACTGTCTTCCTTCAGCGTTTTGATCTCCATGAATCCAAGCCAGAGCTACGTCGGCGAGCTTGGAACTCAGTGCCTCTAAGGTGGCTTTGAAGTTAACAAAAACGGCAATGCTTTTCCCTTCGGCTAGTAGATCTCGAACCATTTCAACGATAACCGGAACCTTGAGCAACTCGACACGTTGACGAGCACGGAGCTGTGCCACCAGTGCTTGTGCATTTTTATTTTTGCTATCGTCTTTCATGTTTTCCTCTAGCTCGGCCAGCTCGGCTTCCATTTCATCGTATATGTCTGCTATCTCATCCCCGAACTGCAACGGCTCCGTGATGATCTGAGTTTCTGCAAAGTGATCTGCAAGCTCTGCGGTGGTCATTCGGGCACAGCGGTGTGAGATAGCCTGTGCAATCGCTTCGATGTGGGATATCCCACCGGCAAACTCAAGTCCATTCCAGCGGTTTTTGACACACCCGTATTTCAAGCACCACTGCCAGAAGTTACCCAGCATGTGTGCTCCTAGCAACCATCCAGCGGCTCGCATTTGCAACGGAGAGCTGGCGATCGTGGCAGATAGCATGAGCACCGCATGGCGGTCTTTAGCTTCAATTAGCATCTTGGCATTCTGCGTTCCGACACCACTGCACTTGTGCGCCTCGTCAAAAATGATGAGTGAGGGAGGTATTGTCCAAACCCACTTTTTATTCTGCCATTTTCCGTAGGGGGTCTTTCCCTTGCGTAACTTCTCATAGTTGATAACTTGAGCAAGTACACCTCGATCCTTCAGCTCTCGCTCCCACGAAGGAATCACTGCTTTGGGGCAAACGACGAGCACGTTGCCATTAGCCCTAGCCGCAATCTCAGCTCCACAGATTGTTTTACCCGTTCCGGTCTCACTGCTATCCAGTGCCGAACCATATTTACTCAATACGTCGAGCAATCTGTCGACATGCTTTTCTTGCCTCAGGTAAAGGGTTTTCATTTGAATACCTTGCTTGGCGTCGCCAGCGGCTTTGGGGCATTATTGGGGCATAACGGGCGGCGGGTGCGGAATTTACGATTATCGTTTTCTTTTTCGTTAATTGGAATAACTAGGGTTGGTGATATTTCTACCCACATCCCAAGAGTAAATACCTCATCCCCCTCTTGTATCACCTCGTCAGGGCCAAGCTCTCGCCATTCGGAATTAGACACAAACTGTTCGGTGTTTTTATCCGTGTTCAATTCCGTGTTTTTATCGGCAGAATGTTCCTCTGGCGCGGGGGCAAGTGCGGCTTTTGCAAGAGTCCTGTAGTATGCCGTGCTGTCGTGGGTCGCTGTATCCTTGGAGATAAACTCTAGCGTCTGACGGAGCCTTTCGACCTCTTGCTCTTGTTTGAAGGAATACTGTTTCCATCTTTGTGCCTTTGATTGCTCATCCCTGTAGTGCTGATGCCAAGTATTTGCCTCCTCACGCCAAGTATTTTTATCCTCACGGAGCCTTGCTACCTCGTTGTTTTTCTCGGTAATTTCTTGATTCAAATTGTTCAATAAAGCTACAAGGCACTCTGCTTCATCGGAGTCGGCACACAGTATTTCATTCAGTCGTTCTCCTTCCTTTTCGTCCTCAAGAAGGGCTGAATTAAAAGTTTTGCAGACTTTCCAAGTCGGCGTTGGTGTGGTGTCGGGGTTCATTTGGTTAGTTGGTTGAGTTGTTCGCGATACCTATCGGCCAGTCTGTGAGCTGTGAAGGCGGTGAGCTTTGGGATTTGGAATGGAACTTTCTCTAGCTCAAAAAGGACTTTTTTCAGAAGCTCACGGAGCCTTGCGACCTCGTTGGTTTTCTCTGTCAGTTCTCGTTCTAGCTGGCGGGAGGTTTCTACTGGCACTACAAAGGCTTTTAAGCCCATTGCCTCGCAGGCCTCATCCGTCCTAGGCGTGTTGCTGATCGTTGTCATCTGTCGTAAGGACTCTGGATCGGGCACATCAGTGCAATGACGCCAGCGGCAAACAGAGCTTTCTGACACGCATCGCAATAGTGGGAAATCCCATACAGGTGAGCTACCGCTCCATTCGCAGCGGCACCCGCTACTTTTAGAGCCATAATCTCCGCATGACCTTCCTGATCGCAGATTGACTTGCACTTGTCGTAGCCCTCTCCGGGCTCACGAGGACACGTCTCTTGTGGTTTCCGGCAGTCATTGTGACCGATGTAGGGGTTACCCTTCCCATCGACAATGATGCAAGTGACCCGTTTTTTGGCGCAGCTCATTTTAACAAAACTCTCCTATTTTTCATGTGCCATTCTCTTGAGGGAGTTTTTCTGTCCTCTTTGCTTTTTATTTGTTTACGCAATTCTTCGATTTGCTCTTTAAGTTTTGCGATCTCTTTTACGGCATCGGCGTTCATGGCTCAAATCCCTCGATTTGCGATAGGCAACGGGCATACCCGGCAATGTCGGTGTAGTTGTCCCGTTTCGGCGAGTGGGCGTGACGAGCCAACTTTAACTGAATCATCAGTACTGCAACATCTGAGGCACTCAGGGGAGCCGTGGGATCTTTACGAACAGACAGATAAGCATTCCACAAGGCGGCGATTCGCTCATGGTTTGGCCTAGCGTGGTCGTAGTCTCTACGGCGATCCCCCGAGGTGCACTCAAGGGCTTCTTCTAGGATTCCTTTAGCGGATTCCATACATTGCAAATCCTAGCTTAGTCAGCTCCGTGAGGCTGATTTTCTTGGCTTTTTTCTTCGAGGATTTCGTTTTCGTGGTCGATCCGGATGTCTTCGAGGAGGTTGTAGTATCGGAGGTATGAGTCCGATTCTTTCCCGTGATGGCGTCCTGCGATTTCCATGTGGTGGGCAATGAGCGCACAGATGCGTTCACGCATTTCTTCTTGGCCTTGTTTGTACTGGGTGTTTTGCATTTTGGTGTTTTGGTTTTGGGTTTACTGCGGAAGATTGAATCGTAATTTTCTAAATATGCTTGGTTTGGGGGTCTTGTTACGTTGTGTGATGCGGAGTTTGCTATTTTCCAGTTTCTCTCTAATCGGTCGTTGCTCATTTTGTTGTTGGGTATGTGCGTTTTAGCCAGTCCAGCTCGGTGCGTTCCGGGTTCGGTTCGTACCAACCTTTCTTGCCGTAAATGTTTGAGATGCCATCGAAGTACTCCTCGTACATTCCGGCCACCTTCTCGTTGCTAAAGTTCTCAGCTGCCCACTGACGGCAGTTTTCGGGTTTAATCTGGTCAATATTCCGGCCTGCCCACGTGATATGCTCAAAAGTACGGCATCGGTATCCCGTGATCCCATGTAGGTTGATTTCTCCAAAACAACCCCAATCCGTTGAAATAACCGGGGTCCCGGATAGCATTGCTTCTACCTGTGCACCCCCGAATGGCTCTCCGTATTGGCTCAGCAAAAAGAATCCCTTGGCTTTCGACATGAGTCGTTTCCGCATTTCTACGTCGGCGTAGCCAAGTACTTCTACGTGGTCTGGAGTTTTATCGTATCCCAGATCTTTTAAGCTCCCTTGCCCTGCAACCTTGAGTTTTGCACCAATGGCCTCAGTAGCTTGGATTGCGATGTGAAGCCCCTTGTTGACCCCAACTCGTCCTAGATGGAGGAAGTAGTCTTCCTTTTCGGAACAGAACTCAAATTCATCTAGGTCAAAGTAGTTTGGGATAACGGCGTCGTACCAAGAATAGTGGTCGCAAGTTGCGACCGCATTCATTCCATACCAAGCGGCATAAACCCACTGGCTTTCAAACACTCGGTAGGGGGCAAAAATACCACCGGGGTATCCAATCCCCGGTTCAACTACCAACATGTCTTTGTGAGCGTCTGCTACTGGTTTATGGCCACTTCCCCAGAAACAAAGTAGAAAGTCTTTGGGCTGTTTCCGTTTCTGGATTTCAAAAATTGCGTTGGCGTAAAAGGTTCTATAGGCGTGGTCGGTACAATCAAACTTGAACAAATTTTTTCTCCAGTCGTAGTCCCCGTAAGCAATCTTTAGGTCGTTATTGGTAGTTACCGTGACATGTTCATCGCACTGCACGTTGCTGTCTTCGTGCCCGTAATGGATGATATTGTGCCCACGGGCTTTCATCATTTTGCAAAACTTTACGACCTTTTGGGTAAAGGCGCATGCAACGT